TGCGGCCTTATGTGATACTCGCGTACACATGCGTATAAACTAAGGCAGAACATGTGGATAAACCTGTGGATAACTTGTGGTTGTGGATAACTTGTGGATAACTTAGGTGTAGCTATAGGGTCCAACCTAGGTCCCCACTCTCAAGTGTTTCACGTGGAACATGTGGACAACCTGTGGATAACTCTGTGTGAAACCTGTGGACAACACTGTGTACATCCTGTGAACAACCTGTGGATAAACCTGTGTACATGGTGTGTGAAACCTGTGGATAACTCGTGAATAACCTGTGAATAACATGGGTCGGGGGAGGGGTTTACTTGTGGTGTAACTTGTGGTAGGCTCCCAAGTTTACAAGAGAGCAATTTAGAGGAAAAAGAAGGTGAAAACGAAGGAATTAACACAGGTAAAACACAGGACTAAACGAGAATGATTCTCAAGTAGTATCAAGGGTTTACCAAAAGTGCACCAAAAGAGTGCATAAGTTAACAAAAGGACACCCAAATGTGCGGCCCTAAGAAAAAACTTTAGATTTCTTTAAGAAAAAGCTTGACTTTTAGTTAAAAATGTGGTATAATAAAGCTATACTTAGGTAGTAACACGAGATTTACCGAGGGTGGAGTCGTTAAGTAAGTAAGTTAGACAATCCTCGCCTTAACTCGTGAACTTCCTAAGAACACCTAAGTTACTACAGGTTGGTTTTTTCTCTATTTACCAACTTACTGCACCCTAAGTAGCCCACTAAGGAGAACTACTATGTCTACTACCCAAGAACAACCTAAGAAGAAACGTGGGAGACCACCTAAGACAGCTGTGGACCCCAAGGCTCAAAAGAGACCTGTTGGTCGCCCCAAGGGTGACGCTGCGGTCATCAATGAGTACAAACAAAGAATGCTTGCGTCCCCTAAGTCACGCAAAGTAATGGATGCTATCTTTGAGGCAGCCCTAGACAACGAACATAAGAATCAAGCGGCAGCTTGGAAACTCGTCATGGATAGGATTCTTCCGGTCGCAGCCTTTGAAAAAGACGTAACCTCAGGAGCCTCAAGAAATGCCATTCAGATCAACATCACGGGAGTCGGGACCACCGAGGTCACCTCAAGTAATTCCCAAGGAAACCAAGAAGAGGACTACATCGATGTCGTTCCCGAAGATGACAACTAAAGACTGGGATGAACTCATGTTCTTTAAACCCGAGGAGTTCAACTGTAGTCACTCAGGTGCCAACGGCATGTCTAGAGACTTCATAATTCGCCTAGAGCACCTCAGGGCCGCCTGTGGTTTCCCCTTCGTGATTACCTCGGGCTATCGCTCAGTGGACCACCCAGTGGAAGCTAAGAAAGCCAAAGCAGGTACTCATGCCCAAGGGATTGCTGCGGACATCAAAGTTACCTCAGGTGCCCAAAGGTTCATCATTGTACAGAAGGCCCTTGAGTTGGGCTTCGATGGCATTGGTATTGCCAACGGTTTTGTCCATGTAGACACTCGTCAAACAACCCCCGTTATGTGGACCTACTAAGGAGTCTCTCAAGATGCACAAGCAATCAGTTGGTGTCAACCTAGACGCCTCAGGTGGTGCCATAACGGACCAAGAGGTCTTTAGAGTGCCCGTAGGCTATAAAGCGATAGTCACGATGTTCTTCATGAGTAACACAGGAGGCTCTACGACAACCGTAGGGGCCAAGTGGCACGATGGGTCTACTGTACCCTTCCTAGGTGGTAAATCCTTAGGCGCAGGGGACTACCTACAGTTTGGTGGCCCTGAAGGTGCTTTCCTCTCAATGAACGAAGACGATCACATCGACGTCTCTGTAGCTTCAGGTGGTGTCGTGGGTCTCATCTTGTCCTATGTGTTACTGAGACAAGACTCTCAAATCTACTAAGGTATAACCCATGGAACTCAACATAGAACTCTTGGATTGGCAAAAGGAGGTCTGGAATGACCCCTCCCGATTCAAAGTAGTTGCAGCAGGTCGTCGTTGTGGTAAATCTAGGTTAGCTGCTTGGATGCTCATCGTCAACGGTCTTCAGGCAGACAAAGGTCATGTGTTCTACGTAGCACCCACCCAAGGACAGGCTAGGGACATTATGTGGTCCCTCTTGTTGGACCTAGCACACCCAGTGGTCAAAAGTAGTCATGTGAACAACATGCAGATCACCTTAATCAACGGAGCCACCATAAGCCTTAAAGGTGCTGACCGTCCGGACACTATGCGTGGTGTCTCACTTAAGTTTCTAGTGCTTGACGAATACGCAGACATGAAACCCTCGGTATTCGAGGAGATTCTTAGGCCTGCCCTAGCTGACCAAAAGGGCTCCTGTTTGTTCATTGGAACACCCAAAGGCAGGAACCACTTCTACGAACTCTATAAGTACGCTGACTTAGGTTCTGATGAAACCTATGAAGCATGGCACTTCACGTCCTACAACAACGAAACCTTGGACCCCGAGGAAATCGACGTAGCTAAGAAATCTATGTCTTCCTACGCATTCCGTCAGGAGTTCATGGCGTCCTTCGAGGCCCGTGGTTCAGAGTTGTTCAAAGAGGACTGGCTACAGTTTGCCGAGGAGGACCCCCTAGGTGACTTCGGTGACTACTACATCGCATGTGACCTTGCGGGGTTTAACGAAGGTGGCTCCAAGAAGAACAAACGTTTAGACAACTCAAGTATTGCTGTAGTCAAAGTAGGCGACAACGGTTGGTTCGTAGAGAACATTATCGTAGGTCGTTGGACACTTGATGAGACTGCTAGAAAAATATTCCAAGCGGTCAGGGACTATAGACCTATCTCAGTGGGTATCGAAAGAGGCATCGCTAAGCAAGCCGTAATGTCTCCCCTAACGGACATGATGAAACGCCAAAGTTTCTTCTTTAGGGTCGAAGAGCTTACCCACGGTAACCAAAAGAAGGTCGATAGGATCGTTTGGGCATTGCAGGGACGCTTTGAGAATGGCTTGATAACCATTAAGCAGGCTGACTGGAACTCACAGTTTATCGACGAGATTTCTCAGTTTCCAGACCCTTTGACCCACGACGATATGATTGACTCATTAGCCTACATAGATCAGTTGGCTAAGGTTGCCTACGCAGGTAACTTTGAGGAATACGATGAATACGAAACCATTGACGAACTAACAGGATACTAACATGGTAAAACTATACGAAGTAAATGAAGGCGTCGATGAGCCGATCATTATGCAGGACTCCCTAGAGGCTTGGGTCCAATACAAATGTGATGACTGGAGAGACCACTTCGAGGCTAACTACTCACAGAAGTTCGACGAGTACTACCGCTTGTGGAGAGGCATCTGGGCACACGAAGATAAAACTCGTGACTCTGAGCGTTCTCGAATCATCTCCCCTGCCCTACAGCAGGCCGTAGAGTCCTCCGTAGCGGAACTTGAGGAAGCCACCTTCGGAAGAGGGCAGTGGTTTGACATCAAGGACGACTACATGGACCAAGAGACCCAAGACATTGGCGTCCTCAAGAAACAACTTACGTATGACTTTAAGAAAACTAAGATACGCAAGTCAGTCGCTGAGTGTCTCATTAATGCAGCCGTGTTTGGCACAGGTGTCGCTGAAGTAGTCCTAGAGGACGTCAAGGACATGAAGCCTGCCACACAGCCCATTATGGACGGACAAATGCAGGCCGTGGGTGTTAACATCCAAGACCGTACAGTGGTCAAACTCAGGCCTGTAATGCCTCAGAACTTCCTCATAGACCCCGTAGCAACCTCCGTAGATGATGCCCTAGGTGTCGCTATTGATGAGTTTGTCTCACGTCACCTTGTGGAACAACTACAGGAACAAGGTGTCTACAAAGACGTATTCCTAGGTGAAGCCGCTGAGGACTTCGAGATTGAACCCGACAGTGACCTCACGATGTACCAGAGTGACAAGGTACGTCTCACGAAGTACTACGGTTTAGTTCCTCGTGACTTGCTTGAGGCTACTGAGGACTACGAAGACTTAAGTACTGAGGAGGACGACTCAAGTGGTAGTTACTACGTTGAGGCTATCGTTGTCCTAGGCAATGGTCAACTTTTGAAGGCCGAAGAAAACCCCTACATGATGCAAGATCGCCCCGTAGTTGCGTTCCCATGGGATGTTGTCCCAAGTCGCTTCTGGGGCCGTGGTATATGCGAGAAAGGCTACAACTCCCAAAAGGCGTTGGACGCTGAGATTCGTGCACGTATTGATGCACTAGCCCTCACGGTACACCCGATGATGGCAATGGACGCCACACGTATCCCGCGTGGTAGTAAACCCGAAATCAGAGCAGGAAAACTATTACTTACCAATGGAAACCCTCAAGAAATCCTACACCCCTTTAACTTTGGACAGGTCAACCAGATTACTTTCGCTCAGGCTCAAGCTCTTCAAACGATGGTACAACAGGCAACAGGTGCTGTCGATTCTGCGGGTCTTGCAGGACAAGTCAATGGAGAAGCAACCGCTGCGGGTATCTCTATGGGACTGGGTGCTATTATTAAGCGCCACAAGCGTACTCTTATCAACTTTCAAGAGTCTTTCCTAATACCCTTCGTTGAGAAAGCCGCTTGGAGATACATGCAGTTTGAACCTGAGTTGTACCCTGTGAAGGACTACAGCTTCTGCGCCACAAGTTCCTTAGGTATTATCGCTCGTGAGTACGAAACGACTCAACTTGTGCAACTCTTACAGACCATGGGCCAAGAGTCGCCTGCGTACCCTGTGTTGATCCAATCTATTGTGGACAACATGAACCTAAGCAACCGTGAAGAGATCATTCAGGCACTTCAGGCAGCACAACAGCCTAACCCTGAAGCACAGAAAGCACAACAGGAAGCTCAGCAAGCTCAAGTGGCATTCCAACAAGCTCAGACAGCAGTCCTACAGGCACAAGCCGAAGAATCTAAGGCACGTGCAGGTAAACTCTCAGTTGAAGCTGAGTTGGCTCCACAGGAGCTACAAATTGACGTCATGAAGGCAGCCTCACGTAACCTACAGGAAGGCCAAGGTGACGACAAAGAGTTCGAAAGAAGAATCAAAGTGGCTAACCTAGCACTTAAAGAAAAACAAATGAACCAAAAGTCCAATACCAAAGGAGAAACTAATGGTAATAACTCAAGCACAATTCAACAAGGCCCTAGAGGAGATCAACAACAGCTACAGCAAGCTCCTCAAGCGCGTACAGGAGTTGGAAGCCAAGGTCCAAGAGGCCCCCAAGGCGGCCCCATCTAAGAAAACCTCTAAGGAGAGCTAGCATAATGGCGATTAATGATATTCAGTCTGTTAACTTAATTGACCTTGCGGTTAACGAGATCGAATCGACTTACGGAGACCGAGTGCGTGTAAACCGCAAAAGTCTCCACAAGTTTGGACGCTTTGAGAGCGTAGGAACGTCTGAGGTTGACATTAACTACCTCGGTATTGACCCTGTTCATAGCGACACCAACTCGATCACACACTTTAGTTCGACTAACGCCGCAGATAACCAGACCCTTCGCGTTGAGGGGTTTACCATCTCTGGTACGGAGCTTACATTCGTTGTTCAGAATATCACGCTGAACGGTCAGACTAAGACAGCCCTAGCAACACCTCTTTCACGAGTAGCCCGCATTGCTAACACCGCGAGTCTCACCCCCACGCTAGGGGACGTGTATATCTACGAGGACGGTGCTATCACGGGCGGTATCCCTGACGACCTTGGGACTGTCGGTAATGTTATGCCCGCCACCGACCAGAGTACACTGTTTGCAGGGTCTTCAGTAGCGCACAACAACTTCTTTATTTGTACTGGCTACTGGGCTTACTTGGGTAAGAAAACAACAGCCTATGCCGATATTCGATTTAAAACTCAAAAGGTAGGCGCGAGTTTTTACCGTACCGTAAGCATTTCAAACATCTCCAACTACGGTGGTATTGAGCACCGTTTCGAGCCGTACTTAATCATCCCGCCTAACACTGACATCGACCTCACTGCCGTGGGAAGCACCAGTGGAATAGATGTGTTTGCAGGGTTTGATGGATTCTTTGCGGACATCATCTAAGGAGCTACCAATAACGGTAAAAAACTTAAGAAAACACTTGACTTTTCCTAAGAAATGTGGTATAATAGAGCTATACTTAAGTAGATACTTAAGATACGTTCTAGTAAGTAAATTAGACTAACAACTAACTGTCCAACTAAGGAGAAACAGTTAATGACAACCCAAGACAACACTAAAGAAACTGAGGCTTACTTCCGCAACCTGAATGACATGGTGCGTTCGGACGGATGGAAGTTGTTTCTTAATGAGATTCACGCATCAGCCACATCAATTAACTCTGTGGAACACACTAAGGACGCTAATGACCTATTCTTTAGGAAAGGTCAATTGGCAATCTTAGCAAACATCTTGAACTTTGAGACTCAAATAGCTAATGCTCAGGATGAGTTCGAGAGTCAAGGCAATGCGGATTCTGAATGACTTTAAGTGTCCTAACGGGCACTACCACGAATACTTTGTTGACTCTAGTGAAGACTCTGTTAGGTGCAAAGAGTGTGAACTAGAGGCCACCAAAGTGCTTAAGGCTCCTATGTTTCGAGAGAAGACTACTGGTCGTCATGTCACAGGCAAGGCACTGGAACGTTGGACTAAGAAACGTGAGAGACACCTTAAGCAAGAACGCAAGAGTTCCTCAAGTGAGGAGTAGCTTTTGTTTACCTTCAATCTCCATAACTGAATACAGCGGAGTTTAACACATGGCAGCAACGATTATAGATGAGCGTCTTGAAGACGACAATGAAGACAACCAAGAACAAACTATGGAAGCTCCTGTTGAAGAGCCAACCCATGAAGAATCACCCGTTGACGACTTACCCGAGAAGTACCAAGGTAAGACAGCAGCAGAACTCGCTAGGATGCACCAAGAAGCTGAGAAGCTCCTAGGTCGTCAATCCTCAGAGGTCGGTGAGTTACGTAAGGTTGTCGATAGTTACATTCAGACACAACTCTCAACACAAGCACCAACATCAGGAAATACTCAGGAGGACGACGACGATGACGTTGACTTCTTTGTAGACCCTGATAAGGCGGTAGCCAAAGCAATAGAACGACACCCACGTATCCAAGAAGCCCAACAGGTCACACAGCAATACAAAAAGCAAACGGCCCTAGGTTCACTTCAACAGAAGCATCCGGACATGAAGCAAATCTTAGGTGACCCTAAGTTCGCTGAGTGGATTCAAGCGTCTAAGATACGTACACAGTTGTTTGTACAAGCAGACCAACAGTATGACCCAGAAGCCGCTGACGAGCTCTTTACCTTATGGAAGGAACGTCAGGGCGTGGTAAATCAAGCTGTCAACGCTGAGAAAGCTGCACGTAAGCAGCAGACTAAAGCAGCGTCTACTGGTAATGCCCGAGGCAACCCCGACTCTAATCCACGTAAGATATACAGACGTGCTGACATTATTAAACTTATGAAAACCGACCCCGACCGATACCAAACCATGTCCGATGAGATCATGCAAGCGTATGCCGAGGGACGGGTCAAATAGCTTATTTTAGGAGATTCTAATGGCTACTTCAACTTTCCCCTCAATGACTGGCGCAGTCGACAACACTAGCGCAGCTAAGTTTATCCCAGAAATCTGGAGTGATGAAGTCATCGCTGCCTACGAGAAAAACTTGGTCTTGGCCCCATTGGTCAAAAAGTTGTCTATGCAAGGCAAAAAAGGTGACACCATTCACATTCCTAAGCCTACCCGTGGTACAGCGGCAGCTAAGGTAGAAAACCAAGCGGTAACTATTCAGAACGCAGTTGAAGACGAAGTAATCGTCACCATCAACCAACACTTTGAATACTCACGTTTGATTGAAGACATCACTGAGACTCAAGCTTTGAGCTCATTACGTCAGTTCTACACTAGTGACGCAGGTTACGCTTTGGCTAAGAACGTAGATGACGCCTTGTTCACACTAGGTAAGAAGTTCGGTGATGGCGATGGTTCATCTTGGGCTACTTCAGCTACTTTCTACAACGATGCAACTGGCGGTACTTCAGCTTACGCTGTTAACACCGTGACTACTGCTGACGTGTTTACTGATGCTTTCTTCCGTGACATGGTACAGAAGATGGACGATGCGGACGTTCCTATGGACAACCGTTTCCTAGTAATCCCACCTTCGCTACGTAATGCCATCATGGGCATCGACCGTTACGTAAGTTCTGACTTCGTTAACGGCCAAGGTGTTGTTAATGGTAAGATCGGTGAGTTGTACGGTGTTGACATCTATGTGTCTTCTAACGTACCCGTCATCGAAACTGCTGCTGACAACGCAGCGGGTGGTAACATCCGTGGTGCTATCTTGGGTCACAAAGACTCTATGGTGCTTGCCGAGCAGAAAGGCGTTCGTTCACAAACTCAGTACAAACAAGAGTTCTTAGGTACTCTGTACACTGCTGACCGTCTATACGGTACACAGGTTGTACGTCCTGAGTCATCGTTCGTAATGGCTGTAAACTAGGCCACTCTTAGGGGGACTCTTTGTGGGTCCCCTTTTGTTTACCACCCTCTCGTTAACTTTTGTAGGAGTTGTACATGCCAATCTACAGAGGAACAGGTGGCTCAGGAGATAGTTCTACGGATGCCTACGCATCTCAGGTAGCAACCTACGCCCAGACAGCCACTACAAAAGCTAATGAAGCAGCAGCTAGTGCTTCAGCGGCAGCGACAAGTGCTACCAACGCATCCAACAGTGAATCCACCGTAGCTGCTAGTGCAGCCGCAGCAGCAGCCTCAGAAACCAATGCTGCAACCTCAGAAACCAATGCAGCAACAAGTGCCTCAGGTGCTTCAGCAAGTGCCAGTGCAGCATCTTCAAGTGAGACCAACGCTGCAACCTCAGAAACTAATGCAGCCACTAGTGCTAACACAGCGTCCACTCAGGCTACTAACGCATCCAACAGTGCCACAGCAGCCGCCACAAGTGCTTCGGAAGCAGCCACTAGCGCAACTACATCGACTAACCAAGCTAACGCAGCGAGTACCTCAGCAGGTAACGCGGCTACGTCAGAAACCAATGCAGCCACTTCAGAAACTAATGCTGCTACGTCAGAAACCAATGCCGCTACCAGTGCAGCTAACGCAGCGACTTCAGCATCCAACGCAGCCGCTAGTGCATCCGCAGCGTCTACTTCGGAAACTAACGCAGCCACAAGTGCTACTAATGCTGCCACTTCGGAAACCAATGCAGCAACTTCAGCGACCAACGCTGCTACTTCGGAATCCAACGCAGCAACCAGTGAAACCAACGCAGGTACTTCGGAGTCCAATGCAGCCGCTAGTGCTTCAGCCGCCTCTGACTCAGCGGGTGTAGCAGCTTTAAACGCTACCTCAGCAGCTAACAGTGCTTCCAGTGCAGCCACAAGTGCTTCGGAGGCTCAAGCAGCCTTGGACGCAATGGAGGGTGTTTACTTAGGTGCTCAGGCAAGTGACCCTACGGTAGACCTTAATGGTGACCCAGTGACTACTGGCGATTGGTTTCTAAATACAACCACAGGTTATCCCAAGATATACGATGGAAGCTCATGGAATGCTATGGCTCCCGACCTTGTAGGTGACTCAAGTCCTCAGCTTGGGGGCAACTTAGATTTAAACTCATTTGAAATCCTTGGAACTATTGACGGAGGGTCATACTAGATGGCTACCAAACTGATTACTAAGAACGGGACAGGTGCTCCCACTACAGGCCAAGTAGACACTGGTGAACTTGCCGTAGACACAACTAACGGACGCTTGTACACCAAAGACACCGCAGGTACTTCCGTCATTGAACTTGGGTTGAACCCTAATGGTAACGTGAATGTTACAGGTACGGTGACTGCTGATGGTCTTACGGTTGATGGTGCTTCTGTGTTTAACAACAGTAATGCAGATGTAGACTTTACAGTTAAAGGCGACAATGGAACGGCAGTATTTGTAGATGGTGGAACTAATGATGTCAGCTTCTACGAAGACACAGGCACAACTGCGAAGTTCTTCTGGGATGCCTCGGCAGAGTCGCTTGGTATTGGTACTACGAGTCCTAATCAGGTAGGTTTTGATGCTAACGGAGCAAGTCTTACTGTTTTTGGAGCGCAACGATCAGCTTTGACTTTAGGTTCTGCTACACCTCTAGCAAATAACTTGTGTGGGGCGGTTACGTTTAACTCGGCAACCTCAATCAAAGCATCTGTCAGAGGCTATTTAGATGGCTCAAGTAACGGCTACCTTACCTTTACTACTAATGACGACTCAGAACGTATGCGTATCGACAGCAGTGGTCGTCTACTTTTAAACAGCACAACAAACGTAGGTAGTTTAAGTTTTCAAGCGACAGCCCCAAGTGGCTTCTCAGTAGGGTCTGGTTTCTACTCTGGCACTACGCAATCAACTATTTGCTTTAAGGACACAGGAACAACAGCAGATTATAATGTTCGTTTAGGCTCAGCTGCTGATGACATGGTGCTGTTCGCAGGTAACGCAGAACGCATGCGTATCGACAGCAGTGGTAACGTAGGTATTGGTACTAGTAGTCCTAGTTTACCTTTAGATGTACATGG